CTTTTCTGTACTGCACTTACTTCTTCAGACATGGATTACTCCAAGGATTTGCCCCGTAAGAACCCACGGGTCGGGTTGGGGCATTATTACCCAAAAACAAAAGGTTATGCAACTATTGCATGGGTTGGATCAGCGGATTTGCTCCTTCGCTTATGTCTTGGATGCCAAATTGAGCGTATGCGGCTTGCTCTTGGTTCATCTTTTCAATCTCCATTAGCAGCTGGTCAGGCGGCATTCTGGCAATTAACATTTTGACCAGTGCCTCAATCTCAGTCCTGTTTTGCGTGGTAACCCGACGAATATTCTCATTGTTGACGCGAGCCTCTGCGATTGTTTCGGTGTTATGCGCCCGTGCAGTCACATCCATCAGCTTGCGCTTGGTTTCGCCTTCATCTTTCAGCTGCGCCACTTGCATACGGTTATTAATCTCCAGCTGGGCGGCTTGGAGTTGTTGCTGCATTTGTTCCAGTTGTTGCTGCTGCTGGGCAAGCTGCATCTGAACCTGGGGCGGTATGTCTGACTTCTCGTCAATCTGCGCCATTGGGTTTCTAGCGGCCAGCCGGTCAGCAATAACGTCAGCACCAGGGAAGTCCATGTTCCTGAACACCAGATCGCCAGCTAGGTCAAACAGTTCTTTGTTGCCAGTCAGTAGGGGCATCATGGCTTCCACGGCCTGCTGGCGCTTGGATTGGAAGCCTGGCCCAGTGTCCATCACAACGTCATACTCGCCCACGGTCACATCGTTTAACACTTCGCCCACCGCGGTTTGTTCGTTGATGGTGGTCATGTCAGGTTGTCCATCGCTGCCAATAATTCGCATCACCCGCTGAGTGTCGTAAATCTTGGGGATCAGATCCAGCAGAATCTTGCCCGTATGCTTGATGCTGCGGGTCAAGTTGTCGTAGAAATGGAAGTTGCTCAGATCCGTCTGGTTCTGCTGGCCTTGAAGCGCTTTGCCGCTGATGTTGCCGCTTGGTAGTTGGTTGGGGTCTAGGATACCCAGCACCATCTGTAAATCAGTGTTGATTGCATTTGCAGCGTCCATGATGCCAGCAGGCGGTGATTCGGGCTGTAGGCGCACTGGAACAGGGGCAGGCTGTCCTTCTATGTCTTTCTGCTTGTAACGCAGCACAGGGCTGCTTTTGATGTTTGCCAATGCCCATTCGTTCTCGTGGCCTTCGTCCTGGCCTTCAGCAAGCAGCCATTTGGCTTTAGGCGCCAGGGCAATGCTCTCGGTCATGCTGGTGCGCCAGAAGTTGTACATCCGCTGGGGGTCTTTGGCAAACCGTACCAGGCCATACTTCTTGCGCTTGTCATCAACAATCACTTGAGCGCCGTACACCGGAACAATGGGAATGTACTTACCGTCCCAAGTCTTTTCTTCTAAGATCTCCAGTGCAGTCATCTTGCACCATTTCACTGCCCTGCGGAAACTCTCGCGGGTATCTACTACCGTCAATCCAGCTGCGGCCACTCGCTCAAGGAATCGGTCAGAGTCAGCAAACCCGCTGGAACCATCACTTAGCAGGTACAGCTTGGCCTTTTCGCGGGTAACGTAAAAGAATTCAGCAATGCGGATGTCTTCCTTAGTCACCCAGCTGGCTGAGTTGTCACCCGTGCTGCGGTGCGTGAAGTTAGCCCCATCGTCAGCATCTGGGTACATTTCCTTGAAAACCGTCTTGCTTAACAGTGTGGTGACAAGGCAACGCTCCGCATCTGAACCGTCTGGTCTTACGCTATTAGGGTCAAAGTAAACCGTGAACGGGTTATCAATGGCGTCAATGTAAATTTCTTGGTCGAACGAATCTTCGCTGACATACTTAGTATTGATGCGCCAGTAACCCCAACCCATTCGGACAGCGTAGTCAAAAGCGGTGTCGTAGGCAGTGTCAGCGTTGCTGTTGACCTCAATGTGACGAGTAATGCCTTCCAGCACTTGGGCAATCTTGTAATCAGCCAAGTTGTTGACAGGATGCACCTTGATGCGGGGACGCTGCTGGCGTTGCTGGTTGGTCACCTGGCGCACATAAGCATCAATTTTGTTGATGGTCAGGCATGGCCTAGCCTCAAGGTTCCTGCTGTTCTGAATCTCTACAGGCCACTGGTCACCCGCGGCAAACCGTATGTCTTGCAGGGCTTCGCTGCGGTTGGTGCTGTCGCTGTCGTTCACCAGCTGCCAAAACTTGATGGCTTCGTCAATCCGTGGGTCATTCATGGTCAATCCTCAATTCATCCAGCTGCCTGCGGCCTCGGCAATGGCTTTTGGTTTGCGCTTGTGCGGTTCCCGAATCATAAGCCCAATGTATCTAAAGGCATCAGCGCCGTGGCTGTAGTGGTCGTGCAGGGGGTTTCTGCTGAACTGTCCGGTGTCTGGGTCTACTTCGTAACGGTAGTGCCGCAAACAGGCTAACCCATCAGCTGCGTGTTCTCGGTCAAAGTAACAATTGGGAAATATTGTCCTGGCAGCGTTGATACTGTCCACCACAGGAACCCGCGGTAATATCTCTGTTTTGTACCCTGCCGCCCGGACAATATCGTCAATGCTGCGGCCAGATGCTGCCAGTGTCTTGTTCTCAGCGTCATGCGGTAGCCATACCTTGTCGTAGTGGTAACCATAGGTCTGCATGGTTGCCAAGTAATAGCTGATGGTCTTCTGGCTGTCCTCAATGTAGCGAATAAGCCTTGTTTCCATGCCTACGAACTGCAAGAACCATATGGCAGTGCTATCAGACCAACCAAGGTCAAAAACAGCGTGGACAGGCTTTGTAGCGTCAAATGGAACCCGGCAGATGCGTCCATCCTTTTCGGCCTGCTGCATTTCCTTGGCAAAGATGGCCCCGTCTACCGTTTGGCGGCATAGACCTTCCCAGACTTGGTTATACGATTCCTCATCCCTTTGCTTGAGCGAATCCTTTTCCAACCGTAGCGTTTCGGGAAACCAAGGGTTGTCTGACCAGTTAACCTTGATCTGGATGCAGTCATCAGGCGGCTTGACCACAAAGCGCTGGTAAGTCTCGTCTGTCTCCAACTCGGGATTAAAGCTAACCCATATCTCGCTGCCTTCTTTGCGGATGGTTGGAATCAACACGTTCCAAGACAGGCGGCTGACCGTGCTTCCCTCCTCAACCCAACAAATATCAACTCCTTCAAAACTTTTTATGTTGCTGATGTTGTTCTTCAGACCAGCGAATGCAAACTCAGTGCCGTTTGCGCCTTTTATGTTGGCCTGGGTAATCTCGTAGAAGCTGTGTAGGTTCAAAGCCTCAATCTGGTCGCATAGGAGCTTGTGTACGCTGTCTTTGATGCTGGTCTGGTACTCACGGGCGCAGAGTATGCGGATTGGCTCCTTGGCCCCTTTAATCAGCAATGCCCTAGCTATCCCCCAAGACTTAGCACCGCCCCTGCCGCCGTAACAAACCTTGTACCGACTGCGCTGGAACAGGCTTTGCAGCTTGAGAGGGAACTCTGCTTTGACTTCAGTCATTAGGCTTGACAAAGGTTACCTGGATACCTTGGAGCGCTTCACCGTCTTTGCCGGTTATCTCTTGCTTAACAGTCTCGGCCCATCGCAGCTGCGTCTTCGTCCACCAGATCAGTGCCGTGGTGTCGCCGCTGGTTGCCTTGTCAAACAGTGTCCTGGCTATCTGCCCATTTGCTTTGGCTTTGCCCAGGTCTAACTCAGTGCGGTAGTGCTTGCGGAGCGTCTTATCGTCTATCCCAACCAGAATAGCTATCTGCTCATGCGGCAAGCCTAACCCGCTGGTGTTCTCAACCAGGCGTTGCATTTCGGGGGTAACTTCATGCTCAATCATTTTATATAGGGGAAATGTGATTGCACTTGCTGCTCTTTAATTGTCGTTGACGTTTAGCTGGCTAAACTATACAATGTGGAAATGACACTATCGCCAATCGTCAACACAGACGTAAAAATTCCAGCCAAGATGCTTGAAGCGCTTACCTTGCATGAGATGCGGTGCGTTGTCACTGGCGTTGAGTCTGTTACGCAAGAGTCGGTTAAAGCATTCCTGCTTGAGCGATATGGGGCAAAGTTAGCAAACAATTTCAAACCTAAATTCTTGTTCAGTAGCCAAGCTGTCTAAGCATTTTTTCGGTGATCACGCCAGCGTACGGCTTCATTGAGATTGATCTCATATCGGCGTCACTAGGCATCCTTGGGTCAGAAATGTTCCGTGCTTTGGCGTACTCAGGCAGCATTTCAAAGATGCTGGTGTCTTTGCTTACAGTTCCAATGCCTCGGCCTGGTACGCCACTTGGGTAAGCAGGATGACCAGATTCTGTGATGATTGGCTTACCAGCATATATCTCACCGACATTCATAATGCCACCTTGACGGGCTTCTAACTGTGCTGGGTCTGATATTGCTAACCGTGCGCTTCCAATATTTAAACCGCCTTCATCACGAAATTTCTTGTCCATCTTGTCTTTGATGGCTTTACGGGTCAAATCTGGCATTTGCCTAAATTGATCAACGCTTGCGGGATTAGATACACCCGCCCAATCAGGGATGTATTGCTTTATCATTTTGTCTAATTGCTTTTTTTGCATCTTGCCCATAGACGCATCAGCATAAGCCAACATGGTTTCGCCTGTCATTTGGGCAAAATCACCACCAGTGGGAGCCATGCGATATGGCAAATACAACGGGTCTTGCCCTGTTGCAGCCTTAATTTCATCAGCGTATTTCATCAACACTTTTGCTGGTTGCTTGCCAGATGCCCAAACTTGCCCAGGGTTGTTGAACATATAGTCCTGTCCACCAAGCAACTCTACTGGCCTGTTGAACTGTACATTGTCAACTCCAACCAATTTGCCACCAGCTGCCGTGCGATCAGCCATGCTTGTAATAAATGGCCTGCCTTCAAAGTCAGCTAACGAAACTGTAGGCGCATTTACCGCACCAGGATTCAATTGAACATCCCGAGTCATGGCCTGCATCCTGGCTTGCTCATTTACCCGCGGATCGTATCTTGGATCAAAAGCACCAAACCCGCTACGGCCAGCTGGTGGTAACGCATAGCTTTCCGCACCCCTGCTCATGCCTTGCAGCATCTCAGCGCCCATACCGCCACGTTCCATGATCTGAGGTACAGCACGTTCTGCAAAGCGTTCACCGGCTCGTCCTACAGCCATAGCGCCTGTCTTGGCAGGGCCAAAGAAGGGCAACATTTGTAACGCAGTGCCCACTGGAAACCCAATCTGAGCGCCTTGCCTGACTCGGGCGGTGTTTGGGTCTAACACGCTGCCGCCCATCTCGTCTGGTGCCATGCCCATCAGCCCACCCAGACCACCATAGACCTCGGGGTATTGTTCGCGCAAGGATGGCTGTGCTGGGCGTTGCAACATTTTTGCGCCCATAACGCTGCGGTTGGGCAAAAACGTACTCAGGCGGTTGTCAGCCATGATTCTTGAAGAAATTGTTTACTTGTTTCTTTGATACTTTGCGCTGGTTGATGTTTTCCAGCATCTTAATGCCGTACTTCTTTACAGCATCTTTTTTGATGACGTACTCGCCATCTTTCAAGCCACCGTAGCCATCGTCCTTGCCTGGGCCTGGTTGGATCAAGTCTTTCAGCTTTACCTTGCCACCGTCGGAATAACCCATATTAGCAGCATCAGCAGGGCTGCCGCCACTCTCGCCAGTGCCAACGTTACCGCCAAAACCGCCACCAAAACCAACAGCAGAATCGCCAAAAGTACCCATGCCAGCAGCTGCATCGCCGTACAAGCCTGTTTGACCTGTATTAAATTGGCTTTGTAATCCTGTATCCGTTGAAACGCCAGACATACCCGGACTAACTATGCCGCCGCTGGGTAAACTGCTTTCTTTGCCAAAGTTCCTAAACCCTGAGTACGCCATTGGGCCTTGAGCAATTGATTGCTGTTCGCGTACAAAGGCAGGCTGTAAAGCGTTTTGCAACATTCCGTAGCTAGTCATTCCAAAGAGTTTCTGTCCTGCTTGAGTAATTGCCGCCATCATTGGGTTTTGCCCGTAATAAGCGGCTTTGTCCTCATTTGACATAGTATCAAACTGCGGGTTTGAACTAACGCCCTGATAACCACCACCGCCCATCTGTTGCTGTTGCTGCTGAAACAGGCGAATATCCCTGCTGGCAGGTAGCATCTGGCTAATCAGGTTTTGGCCGGGGAACATTAAACGTTGTGAATGATTGAAAAGTTGAGCACTACTGCCTCAGAGTATGAAGTAGCAGCAGTCAGGTTTCGCAGCGTAATCAAAGCAGAACCAGCAACCATGTAAGACACATAAACAACATACGCACCAGCGGCACTACCAGTGGTATTGCTTCCGACGTTCACAATCATTGTGTCCTTGGCGCTAATCGTGCTGTTGGTCAGAACAAACGAAACGGCAGTGGCTCCAGCCAAAGCTGCGTTGTTCATCGTAATCTGACCGGCACTGGTGTTTGCAGTCACGCCGGTAGACTTGCTAGTCGCTTGCGTTACGGCAGTTTGAGCCGCTGCGCTATAGCCAAATTCTTGGCTTGCGTAGCAGGTAGTAAATTCAGGGTCGGAGTAAGCAACGCCTGTAGCGACTGAGTTTGACATGATGTTTCCTTTTTAACAGTTCCAGTTTTTGAGGGATGCCTTTGCCCGTTCTGCTGGGCCTTTGGCGTTTTGCACCACCCCTTCCATTCGCGCACAAAAGCTGGCTTTGCGGCCTGCATCTGCTTTGGTCTTGGGGTTGGGGGCTGGTGGTTTTAGATTTGAGTTGTTTGCTGCGTTGTAAGCTGCACGGCCAGCCGCAGTCATACCAGCCCCTTTTTCTACGGGGTTGTAGTTCTTGCCTTTACCTGTCGTGGTGTGGGCAATAGGTTTGTCGTGCTTTGCCATTATTTCTTAGCGGTTTTGGCACTGGCCTTAAACGCCGCGGCAGTAGGTGCGCCCTTGGCGCCTGGTG